ATAGAAACCATCTATTTTAAATGTTTGATAAGTATATTTCGAGCCCCGTTAGTATCTCTATCAATACATAGACCACAACTCTTACATTTTAAAATATCCTTGTTTCCTAATTTGTTTTCTAGCCTTTCTATATTATTTATTATTTTTGTTATCTCAATTTACTAAAAAAAAAAATAAAAAAAATTTGATTTATTTTATTATTTTTTTTAATTTAATACTTTTCTATCAACTTACCATGAATACTATCTTAACACGATCAGCACTTAAAGCATTAAATGATTCAGAATTTTTTAATAGTTTGGAAAAAAAAAAAATTAGCCCAATGCTAGCTCATAGATTCTATAATCCAAATATTACATCTGATTCTATCAAACAACAAACCAATTCTCATAATTATATAACTTATAATGGCTCTTCAGGATCTCACAAAAATGATAAATGGACCTTTTCAAAAAAAAAAACAATATATTATTGTAATCCAAAATCTTGGTATCTTTCCGAAAAATTAGATGGTGTAAGAGCAATCTGGAATACTAATGATTTCCTAACGCGAAATAATAATAAAATTGAAGTTCCAATTTGGTTAAAGGATTTGATGCCAAAAGATAAAATCTTAGATGGCGAACTACATTGCGGCAAAAATACATTTGAAAAAATTAATCGTTTAACAAGCTTTAAAATCCCAAACGATAATTTATGGAAAACAATAACATATTCTGTTTTTGACTATATTAACATATATGATAAAAAAGAACCATTCTCCAAAAGATATCAAAAATACCAAATCATTGTTCAAAAAATTAACGAAAAATGGACCAAACATAGAAATAAATATAAACTCAGATTACCATTAAAATCACCTATTGAATCTGTTGTTCAGACTAATTTACAAGATTTTTCCCATGCTTATCAAGAATACAAAAAAATAATTAAAAATAATGGTGAAGGCGTAATACTCAAGAATCCAAATAGTATTTATGAATACAAAAGAACAAAAAATATGCTAAAATGGAAACCATCACTTGATGGTGAAGCGAAAATAATTGGATATGTATCCGGATCAAATAAATTTAAAAATAGATTAGGAAAATATAAAGTACAACTTCTAAACGATTCATCCAACAATCATAACATTATAGAATTTAATCTTTCAGGAAAATTATCTCATGATTTACGAAAGAGCTATTTATTTAAAAATAATCAAATTATTAAAGAACCATCTAAAGATCTGAATTATCCATTAATCGGAGATATTATTACATTTTCATTTATGACTAAAACTAAAGATGGAGTACCTCGACAAGCCATTTACGAAAGAATTCGGAAAAGAAACAATAATGCAAATTAATATTTAAATTATGGTGTAAAAAAAAATAACATAATTAAATGTATAGAAAACTAATGAATTTTAAAACTCGTATTATTTTTTTTGTAAACTTAATATTATTTTGTAATTGCTTCTCTTTAGGAACATTATCTTCATTAATTTATAATTTAAAATTTAACTCACGTTTTCCAGCAAGAATTGTTAAAAATATAATAAAATTTTCACTTATTTGCGCATGTTTAGGTCCAATTACTATTTTAGGTTCTGGATTTTATTTTTTTAAAAAAGTTCCCAACTTTGAATTTTATCCACCTAAATTAGATAGAAAATCACAAATTCTTTTGCCATCAACCAAATTCGCTAATTTTGATCTTGTTGATCTAACAGATACTGATTTAGCCATATTCAGAATATTTGGATTGAATGATTTTAATACTATCAGATGGAATAAAAAAATTCATGTAAGAGATTTATCTATAAAAGAAAGATCAAACTACCTCAAAAAAAAATATATGGAAATGACCAGAACCCAAAACACTTATAATGAACCTTTAACATTTAAATTTTTTCCACCATTGATAAAAGAAAATAGAAATGAACACCATAAATTTATTGGCGCCTATTTTCATAACTCATTATTATTTCTATATTTAAAAAAATCTAGCATACAATCAAATAACAATAATATTATCAATCTGGAAGCAAAATATAATCATTTAGAAATTGGAGACAATTTTATTAAAGGAATGAATCATTCCAAATTTTTTAAAGACAGATATAAAAATTTAATTGGTAAATTCTCCTATTTCATCAATGAAAATCGATTATCATTTGATGGATTATATGAAAAAAATTTATTGATTGATAACAAAACTGATTATTATTATGAATGTCTCGGAGAATTTTTGTTAATAACAATTATGTCTCTTGTTTTTATGCATGGTGCCTGGCATCTAGAAACATCAATCTTGCTAAATATTGGATTAAAAACCTTCAAAAACACAAATTGCGATATGAAATATGTCTTTAAATACATCCAACCAGGCGTTCTAATGAAACTTGACCATGTAAAAAGATTATTCTCCGAATCAAAAGGACTACAATCCATAGGAGGACGATCATTTGATAAAGAACCTAAAGTAATGGAGGATGTAAAAAATTTAGTTTATCGCAATATTTTTAAATATGAAAATTCTATTGATAAATATAATCATATTATTCAAAATATATCCAATATATTTACAATAAAACCATTAAAAGGTGCCCAATTGCAAGCAAAGAACATAGACCTTTTTGTTGATAATTTACCAATTACTGATGAAGAAAATCAATTATTTAATAAGTGCTTTAATAATCATTTTGCTAATAAAATAAATGAACCAGAACATAACGAATATTTCAAAAATTTTAATTTACGAAAATGTCTAAAACAATTATTATTCATTGGAAGCACATTACATAGTTTAGCACTAATATTTCAGCAAATATTTTTCTGTGGTGTAGCAAATAAATTTGATGAAAAAGGATATTGGAGCTTATTCCAAACTTTTTCAGATTTCGGATACTATTCATTAGGTAGCAACATAAATGAAAATTTCAAAAATGTTAAAAATCCAAATGTAAAGAAATCATTCCAAATCTTCTCAAATCGCTTAGAAGAAGATAGAAAAAATTTAATTAACCATGACCGATTTTTAAATATTATTCATAAAAAACATGATGATATTTTATACGAAGATTTAATTGAAATATTTGAATTGCCATTTTTTAAAGAAGAATATCATGTTTATAATAATAGTATACGAACATGTAGTAACTTATGTTGCACAAATGTTTAATTCTTTTGATATTATCTTTTCCAAATATTTTTCGTTTTTATAAAAATCATAGAATTATAATCTTTGCTCCATACTCATAATTTTGTATTTTTCATATAAGATAAAATCTTCTTTATAAAAATTTATTAAAAAAATCTATAGATTCTTTACTTAACTCATCTTCTATATGATTTGTACTATTTTTTTTATTAAAATTAAATAATTCAATATTGTATTTTTTAATAAAATATTTTAACTCATCATCATAATTATCCATAATAATCACGAATTTAGGATTTTTTACCCTTAGACTTTTGTGAAGAATATGTATATTTATACTCAATTACTCTTTCTCCTATTCTATGTTCTTTATTTTTAATCTCATTCATTAAAAAAGAAAAATTATCATCTTTTGGATTCATCCATATTTTAACCCACTTTTCAGGTGTATCTATTTTATTTTCAATTAAATATTTAACGTGAATATCATTTGACCACTTTTGTAAAGCATACGCGACCGCAGATATAAACCTTTCTATTGGATTCCTTAGAACAATTAATTGATTACATAAATTTTTTTTATATACATCAGTATTGTGATAATTATAAATTACTAAATTACCTAATAATGATTTTCTTTTTTTATTTTTAGTCGTATTATAACAAACTTCACGAATTGAAGTACCGCCATTTTTTGGTATATGAATAAAGTTGATTTTCATAATATATTTATATATATCATGATAAATTTTTTGCTATGTTTTTAATTTATATTTACTTATCTACAACAAAGAATATTAGAAAAATCTAATCAATTTAAATACAAAACAATTAAAAAAGAAATATTTATTTATTTATTTTCTATTATAATATTTTCTAATTGTCTATCATTATTTATACTATCATATTCAAATAACTTTTTTTTATTTATATTTTCAGGATTATTTTCTAATTCTTGTTTTAAAAATTTAAATTTATAATTCGAAAGTAATTCATTAATTTCATCATGATCCGTCATATCATCATATTTTCTTTCAATCTCCAATGGAACAAGATTTCTCTTAATCTTAATTGCTTGTATAATTTTATCCTCGATTTCTCTTATAAAATTAATATCCACTTTTATAAATGTAATAGGCATTTCAACTATATTTTTTAATCTATTGTATAGTGAATCATATTCGATTGCCATATATTCATGTGTGCAAGATTTAATTGAATATTTAAGTTTTTGTTGCATACTCTGCAAAAAACTTGTTGAAATTGTTAAAAGACCTATTATTATAGTGAAAATTATTCCAACGTAATATTCATGTTTAGGAATTAACGAAAATATACTTCCAATAAACCCCGATATTAATGATGTCAATATAGCTGGAATGAATATTTGTAATTCCTTTTTGTTATATATCTCATAAGCATAAAGATTTTCATTTCTTTTTATATTACAATAATCCTTCATTTTTTTTAATAATTTAATATATTTTTTTATTTCATCTTCACTATATGTATCTTTTTGGTTTATGTTGTGATATGGTATTTTTTGACCCTCATACAAATTTTTTTTTTTTTTTTTAGTTACATCAACTTCTCCTATTACATCATCTGTTCGCATTGTATTCAAATGATAAATAGTATCCATTTCACCTATATCACTTTTATTCCAATTTTTTGCTTTATTATTATTTTCATCATTTTTTACTAAATCATTGTCTATTTCTAAAGGTTTTTTAATATTCAATTCCATTACTAGTATTAGTATCATTAACTTTATTTAGGTTTCGTTGAAATAAAAATTACAATAATTTATTAAATTATTTAAGAAAAAAAAAAAACATATAATTATAAGGTATGAGTACATATGTAAACAAATTTAAAGAACTCGTAAAATCAAAAAAATATAAAACCACAAATAATCATACACACCGTAATGAAAGGAAAAAATATCATGATAATAAAGATTATAATAATATTATAAATTACTATTTAAAACATGCTATTTCTCATCCAAATGATGCAAAAATTATATTATTGATGGGATGTCCCGGAAGCGGCAAGAATAGATTATTAAAAGATTTAGATTTGATTAGAACTTTAACAAGACAATCATTAAAAAATAGTGTACTTATTGATCATGATGATATTATATGTTTGTTACCCGATTACTGGGAATCAAGACTCAAAAATAATAATAAAAATAAAGATATTATTGCCGATTTTAAAAATGATGCATATATTTTAAGTCAATTAATTTTAGATTTATCATTAGAAAAAAAATTAAATATTATCTACAATGGAACTGGAAAAAATTTAGATGGCTATCAAGATTTAATTAATCAATGTAAAAATAATAATTATGAAATACATTTATTTTATGTGCAAGTAGATAAACAATTATCATTCAATCGTGTAGAAGAAAGATTCAAAAAATATGGAAGAAATGTACCAAAAAAAATTATAGATTTATGTCATGAAAATGTACCCGAAAATTTTAAAATATTATCTAAACAAGTTGATAATTGTTATTTACTTACTAGCAACGAAAATCCATCAAAAATGGTGTGGTTTAAATATAAAGGTGACGAAATCATTTTAGATAGTAACTATTATGGATCAATTGTTAATCATCAGAATATAACAAAAGATACAAATAATCAAAATACAACCTCTATTCAAAAATCAACTCCTATAGATATACCTATCAAAAATAATCGAAGATATTCATATTCTGGATCTTCTAAAATTCATTTTACACCCTCTCCAAAAGAAAATAAAATATATTTAGCAATCGGTTCAGAAGATAAACTTTATCATCACTCTTCAATTCCAAATAATAAAATTATCTCTCCAATAAAAAGAAAAAATGCAAATATATTTGATGACACTTATATATTATCTTTAGACAACCAAGTTAATAAATTAAGTTATAATATTGAAAATAAATTAAAAAATAAATACAAATTACCACCTATTAAACAAAATGAAATTAATAATAAATCAACAATCATTAAATCTGAAAATGATAATTTTAAAAATATTAAAAAAAATAATTTAACATCTCTTCATAATGTAACAAAAAAAAATCGAATAAACATTGCCAATAATTCATTAAATACATCATCTAATAATTATGATATATCTAAGAATCTTAATAATACAACAAATTCACTAATGAAAAGGAATAGATCAAAAACTTTAGATTCAAATTTTGAATTTCATAATTATTTTAATCAAAATATATTAGAAAAAAAAAAAAATAATAAAAATATTTCCATCATTCCAAACAAAAATCAAAGAGAAAAAAGTAAAAGTGTTTGCTAATCAAAAAAATAAATAAATATATACTATTTTTTATGAATTTAGATTTAAATTTTACGAAATAAAAATTAAATATTTTATTTATTTATAAAAATGAGTTCAAATAACTGTAATAATAATTTTATTTACGGCTGTAATGAATATCCAATTATGTTTAATTTCCCTTTTCCTGATTTTAAAGTCTTTTCTACCTCTATGCTACAAAAAATTGCATTAGGATCACCCAATAATTCAAAAAAACCAGTCATTGTCGACGGCGGACAAATTGGAGAATTAACATATAGAGCTGCTTTAATTATTCATGATCGATTCACTGCCGAACAATGCATTAAATTTGCAGATGATTTTCGTCTAAGATATGGTATTTCGCCACAATTATATAGTATATGTCCAAGCTATAGTGATTCCGATTTTTATGGAAATATTTATTCATCCCTACAAGAAAAAATAAGATGTTTCGAAAGACAAAATGGATTAGACTCATCTTTCCTCTGGGTCAATGTATCTGACCAATTTGGTAATTCAGGACAAAAAATTGGATGGTTTACATTAAGAACATTAAGACCCGAATATTATTTACAAATCCTTGCTGACCTAAATTTAACTAATAATAAACAAGATTTAGAAGGTATTCAAGAATTAGTCGGAAAACCCGTTTTAGGACCTATAGAACAATTACTTAATGAAGAATTTAACCAAGAAAGATTTTGTGTCAAAGATAAATCATTGTTCAATATTGTTAATTTTGCCCCTCTAGATAATTGCAAAAATTTAGTCTCATTTCTCCCCGAAGAATTATCACAATTCGCTTTCGATGTACCTATAGGTAAAAGCGAATTACCATTAGTCCTAATAAGAAATTATTTTAATTCCAAATATCTAGCTAATATGTGCTTCCGTCCAGCAAATTCAGAAAAATATAAAGATAATACCTATACTGGATATGTATCTACTGGTTGCAAATCTCCAGAAGAAATTTTAGAACTAGAAAAATTAAAAAATGGAGTTTCATTACCAAACATTCTAAAAGAATCATTCTCAAATGAACTCAGTAACAATGACCTTTTGATATCTAGGATGGATAAAAATGAAGGCTGGGATGAAAATTTAATAGGTATCGCCAATACAACCGTCTTTCCAAAAAGATTCAGATGGACATTATTAAGAAAAAGTATATTAGAATCCGAAAGATTTACATCACCTTACTATAATGATAGTGATGGAGAAATCATTTTTGCATCTATTCCACAAACTAATTTTAGTTCAGATTCACAAGCATACAATACTATCAAAAATTTCGGAAAAGAAACCCCATTTAATTTTGCTAACTTCCCCAATGTGTATTTCCCTTTTCGACTCATTCCCGTTTATCTAATGTTTAAGGAATTATTTAAATCTAATGATAATGATGGCATAATACGATTATCAAACCAATTAATAATCGTTTAAATTTAATTTCTTTTTATATAAATTATTCATTTTTTTTTTAAAAAAAAAGATATCAGCTAATATTAAATTATGTATAAGAAAATATTATCTGATTTCTATTATTCTAATAAATTTATTGTCACCACTTTCATCTTAGTCACCATTCTCATACTACCAATAGAAGCTATCGGTTTCTCAAAATATATTACTAAAATTATAACATCAGTTAATAAGAAAAATTATAGTAACATTTCATATTTAATGTTAATTATCATATTCATCTATTGCTTCACCAAATTTTTAGTCTATATACAATATTATTTACAAATTATCATCGATAATAAATTGGTCAAACAAATCAGAGAACAAATGTTTATATCACATCTACATAAATCAAAAAATAAATATAATGAAGTAGAATTAGGTAAATTAATATCCCATTTTGTCTCGATTCCTCATACCTATCAAGATCTAGTTTATCGATTTTTGAAAAAAATATTACCCAATATCGGAGCCCTCTTCATATTGACCATTTATTTTTATTATGTTCATTTCAAAATTGGTATTATTTTAAGTTTATTGATTTTAACTATGATTCTTATTTATTCAATATTTGGTAAAAAATGTATTACTATGAACGTAAAAAAAATGAAACATTATCATAACATTAACGAATCCATTCAAGATAAATTTGCAAATATATTTTCAATTATTGTAAATAATGAATCTAGTAACGAAATTAAAAAAAATTCCTTACAAGAAAATAATCATCATAAATTATCTATCCATGCAGATCTTGGATATTTTAAATTAAATTTGATTCTCAACATAATTATAGCAATTTATATTATTATTGTATATTACATATTTTATACACTTTTCATTCAAAAATCATTACAAAACAAAGAATTACTTGTTTCAAGTTTTCTTGTCTTCTTTTATTTCGTCAAATATTTAGATAATACCAAATGGTTCCTTATTGACTTTTTTAATCTAATCGCTATTATTAAAAGCTATGATTATTCGATTAATGTTAAAGATAATGTAAATCTAAAAGGTAATCTTGTTGACTTCCTTTCTAATGGACAAATCGAATTCCAAAATGTTTGCTTCTCCTATGGTAAAAATATTATTCATGATCATGTCAATTTTATAATTTCACCCAAAAAAATTAATGTTCTCATTGGTAGATCCGGAAGCGGAAAAAGCACCATTTTAAAAATGATATTAAATCTTATTAACCCCACATACGGCCATATCTTAATAGATAAAACAAATCTTAAATTAATTAATATTCATTATTTACGCGATAATATTGGAATTGTCGACCAAAATATCAAATTATTCAATGACTCCATTTATAATAACATTAAATATGGTAATAAAAAAATAACAAAATCCAAAGTTAAAAATATTATTCATCAACTTCGTCTAAATGAAACCATATTCAAAAATAAAAATAATATTTTAGATATCCAAACCGGCGTCAATGGAAGCAATCTCTCAAATGGACAAAGACAAACAATACTCATTTTAAGAACATTATTACAAAACAAAAAAATTATTATATTTGATGAACCAACATCCTCTATAGATGTAGCTCTAAAAAATACTATCCTAAAAATTATTAAAAGACTCTCAAGTAATAAAACCATCATCATAGCTACCCATGACAAAGATGTATTAAAAATTTCTGATCATACCATCGCTCTTTAAAAAAAAAAAAAAAAAATTTTTTATGTAAAAGGAATATAAACATGGACAAAATACTACTCATTGTCATAAGCACTGCATCATCTTTACTTACTGCAAAAGTAAAAAAAGATATTCACTCATTAAATGAAGACATTTTACGTGAAAAAAAACAAAGAATCTCACAACTCACAGACGTACAAAATAAATTAAGTTTTATTGTCAAAAATACTGATTCTAGTGATATTGATTCATTATTTGAAATAAAAGAAACCCAAAATCAAATTAATGATCAACTATTTAAACAATTAGAAACCGAAAGAAATGAACGTCGCGAGGAAATTGTTAGAGTCGCACGTGGAAGTCGTAATAATGATGAAATCACACGCGAAAGCTTAAGAGTCGCCTCAGATGAACTAAGAAATTCTATTGAAATAGAAACTCAAAATAGAATCAAATTAGTCCAAGAAACAAAAAATATTATTGAAGAACAAATCAAAGCAGAATCAGATCTTTCTCAAGTCGCAAGGAATGTTATTGACGCTCGACTTACCAAACATATTGCAGATAATAGAGAAGAAAGATTATCCGCAATCAATGAAGCTAATCTTCTAAATCTTAATAAAAGAATGGAACAAAAAGACATTCTTACTCAACGTATCCAACAAAGTGAACAATTCTGTACACAAAAAATAACAGAATCTGATGAAAATAATGCAAATTCAAGAAATATTTTAAATTCTAAATTTACAATTTCTATACAAAATATTGATCAAGAAATCGTAAGAATCAATTCCGTTAATTCCGATCAACAATCTGCAATTAATTCAAATTCTTCATCCATAGAAAATATACAAAAAATTAATGAAGAAACCATAGAACAAATAAAAAAAAATACAGATCGAGCAACAGATGCAGCCGCCATTGCAGAACAAGCAACCCAATTAGGTTCTCGTTCTCTCGCTCTCGGTGAAGAAAATAATGCATCCATAGGCGATATTACCACCGCCATCTCAAATATCGA